TGAAGTATTTCAGACCACTCCCGGCAGTAGACACAAAGTTAGCAAAGCGACTCGGAGACTTGGGAGCAGAAGCGTTAAGGTTCTTAAGGTAGTCCTGCGTAGACAAAGCCCTAGCTTCTTTGTTTAAATCTATTTCATTGGATTTTCGTCCGTAATTATCTTGAATGGAAGCGACAGCCCTAGCTGTGTCTCCTTCAGCATTACGAATCAATAGGTTCGCTGTGTTGCCACTCATGTTCTCAATGACAGCCCCTTTGACTGCACTGTTAAGACCAAGAGCATTGATCCTTGTATTTTCAATCTCCTGTACAGCTGCATCAAAAGCATCAGTTCTCTCAGCTTCATAGTTCTGCCAAGCATAATTTAGTTCCCTAATAGCAGCGGAAGCCTGAGCATCCATAGCAGCCTGAGCAGCCTTAGCGGAACTTCTCTGTCCCATAAAACTACCTACAGTTTCCAGCCCAAATCCAATCGCAGCAGGAAAAGAACACATACTATCTGTCCTCCTTTCTTCTGAAAATAAATCTTACAAAAGTTTTACCTTTTACATCTATCTCATCATGGAATGTAGCTCCAAGCCACTTCAACCAATTAATGTGGAGTTTATTGTCTTTAAGAGCATAATTCCATAGCATCTTATGTTCACTTATGGTATCCCTATAGTACCCCCTGACCCACCTTAGGAACTTTATTGGGTTCTCTTCGACAGCCTTGGTACACATCATCCATACGACATGGTTATCAATACCACCGATGGCATATACCTTGTCTTCGTCCCGGAGAACCCATGCATCCATAAAGTCCTCTATAGGGAGTTCGCTGAACTTCTTGTCGTGCATCAGTTCAGCCTCAAGGAGATCTAAAGGTCTGCTGTTCAGGTAAAACTCCGTAAAGTTACCGACAGTCATCTTATCTTTAATAACCTTTAGTATAACCTTGTCCTCCTTACATAATTACCTACCCAGCCAGCCCCTACAATGTTTACAGGAAGAGGAGTATCGGAATACAAAGAAATAGAACATTCTGTATTCTGACTTTGGATAGGGAATTTAAATTTGCCAGTATTAAAGTTCATTTCACCTAAGATATTATTAAGAGTCCCCAGTGTCCTTGAGGTAAACTTATAAAAGAATTCTCTCTTTGCCTGAGGAACTTTAACAGAAACTTCAAAGCCCCCGGAGCGACTGTAGTTAAACCATGCCTGTCTCAGCTGCAGTCTTCCGTCAATCATTGCCTGATATCCTGTGGATCCTTCCTGCTTCACATAGAGAGGAGACAAAGAGATACGGAACATATAGTTAATACCTATGGTTACTACAGTTCCCTCATAGTTACCCCTGAGAGTCACTGTACCATTCTTAGCAGTCTCATAGACCATGTCATGAGTTACTACAGAATAGGTCTTAGAGGAATCATAAGTATCCCCTATAATTGTCGCTACATTCAAGACAGTAACATCATTGATGGAATCATAAGTTCCTGAAGGAATCGTATAGGTGCGTTTGGAATCCAGCAGTACCCGGTAAGGTTCATCATCATTGTCTTTTGTATTAAATGTAAAAGACATTCGTTCAAGACAGAACCAACCATTTCTTTCGATTACAAGATAGAAGTAACTGTTGACAAAGTCACCACCAACAATATAATCTTCCATATCCCATTTAGACCAGGAAGCCTGTTGTCTCTGTCCATCCACAAATAGATATTTATAGACATAAACAGAGTCTTCTTCTCCTTCAGTTAAAGACAGAAGAATGTTTTCGATGGTACTAGGGATAATCTTATAGACACCATTTGGAATGTAATTTGGAACATGGGAAGTAATGTCCTGAACATCTTTACTCTCTGTGTTGTCCATAGCAGTAAAGAATTCCCTCATTGTCGTATAAAGCTTTCTTTCTGCTGGGAAGTAAATATTCCGTCCTGCATTCACCGGGGCAGCCTTAAGGGAAGCACCGAAGTGAGTAACAGCAGGAGGGATGTAGGCATCCTTAGGAGACAACACATTAGTAGACATCAATGAAAACTGAGCATCCTTGGAAAATAGAATCAACTCTGTATCAAAAGGAACTGCGTAATACAAGACAGAGATTTTAGGATCAGAGACAGCCAAGTCAATCGGATCCGTGTCCTGTATAGAAACTGCACTCTGTACCCAAAAATTAAAGAAATCCCCAGTTCTCGTTAAGATAATATTTTCACCACTTAAGAAACCTAAACGATTCCTGAAGTAAGTCAGATTATTAATAGTCTGTCCGACAAAAGAAGGAATAGGGTTACTATCATCATCACCTGATTGCCTAGTACTCCAATCTACTTCTTTGAAGACAAAAGTGTTATCAGCTTGTCTTATTAAAGCATGGGGCATTGTAGCTTTATTAAAGGTATTTGCTATGCCCGGTTTAGGACACTCTACCCATACCTGTTGGGAACTATCATATTTCACATAATAATCATCTGTCTCAGACCCTTCCTCACCCTTTACCTGAACTGTAAAACCATTAGGGGCAGTAGCAGGAAGATTGACGAATTTCTGTGTCGTCTTCAGGAAACCAAAAGCAGCCTGATTATTGAAATTATCTTTAACTTCAAAGGAATTGATTGTCGTGCCTGACTTCGTTAAGTATAACCAAGAGGATCCTTTGGATACTGTCCACCCAGCTGAAGTAGCCCCGGTAGCTAACTCATCGACAATATGATCTGTCTGAATCTGATTCACATGGGAACTTTCAGATCCGTCAGGGGTCTGATAGGAAGCAATCTCTGTCCCATTGATAGTTATCGAATAAGTACGACCATACTGTCCACTTTTGATATTCACAAGGAGACCCTGAGTATCCCAAGTGTTCCCTGTGGTGGCATTCGTCATAGAGACAGTCTTTGTGATATTCAAAACAAAGGTATAGTCTGCAATAGTCAGACAACGCAATACAGACCTAGGATTGATGTCTTGTATATAACTTCTAGAAGATCCTTGGAAGGTTACAGGATATGAATTACCTTGTAAGTCATAGACATAGATGGACACCCCATCAAAGATCATTACATACTGCTCTGCATTGTCTCTATCCACAAAATGAATCAATGGTTTATATTGTGTTGTCCGATGAAGTTTATTGATAAAGACAGTCGGAGGTCTCTTTTGGAGACCATCAGCTTCCGTAGAGAAACCATTAAGCTGTTCTTCTAACTGTTCAGGTCTCCGCAGGATAGGAGGCTGCTGAGAAATGCCTTGCACAAGGTTTTTGATATCTTGATTCAAAAGCATAAGACAATCACCTACCTACTCAAGAGTTCTTTAACATGTTCATTGTCTAACATCGAATAATCATTGTCATCCATCTCATAGTCCATCAGATGTTGCCATGCATCCTGTACTTGCATCTCAGTGATCTTCATCATTCCTTCATCCCCATAGTAGGCAGACTGGAACATGAAACCAGCTTTGGCAACAATATAGCTCCGCATCTGTTCCGGGAGTTCCTCAAAAGGAATCAGAAGAATTACTGTTGCTTTGATAGCTTGAGGGAAATAATCGGAATTCTTAACTAGATCCTTTATGTGTTTCCCATAGCGAACCAATTTGACTCCTTCTTCGCCCTTAAGGAATAAGTAATGGTCATTCCAAGGAATCCTATTGTTGTCGTTTTCATCAGGGTTCAGCGTGAAGTCTTCAATCATATTAAAAGACCAGCCTCTTGCCTGTTCCTGTCTATTGACTTCCTGCAGGATCCTTAAGGCATTAATGGCATCGACATCCGTCAAATCTTCAAGCGTATCTATTGGGGCTTCCCCTAATGTTCCAATGATATTGTTAACAGCATCCAATTCTGTGTAAGCTGTAATTTCCAAATGTTTCACCCCTTTGTGTGTAATAGTAAAAAAAAGGGAGTACCGAAGTACCCCCTTAAGAGTTAATAAAAAGATTAGTTACCCTTAGTCACAACACCCATGAAGGCAGCTTCAGGACGCAGCCCGGAGTAACCTTTGGCATACTTAGCGATAATCTGATCTGCCTGAAGGTTAGCACGACGAGCATGTTCAACAGCCAAACCTTTCAGAGTCAGAGTACCTACCGCAGTCCGATGGGCAACAATCATCTGACAAGTGTCAACATAAGTTGCCGGGAAGACATGACCACTACCCTGAATAACACCATCGTTAACAGTAGCACCACCTACAGTCAGGTCAGGAGTTTCAATCAGTTCAAAACCAATCAGCTTCGGAGGCTGGTTGTCTGCAATAGTCATGGTTGCACCATACAGCTTATTCATGACATCCTTAGCAGCAATCAAAGCGTTCAGAGCCATAGGTTTAATGTAGCAGTAGCGTTCGTCTTCAGGAACATAGTTATTAGACATCTTGGTCTTAATAGACAGCAATTCCTCAAACAGAGCGACACCCATAGCTTCAGTTTCGCCATAGTCAGCAGCAGCTACAGTCTTAGTTTCGATTGCACCCTTACCAGTACCCTTAACACCAGTAGTAGCATTAGTGGGGATATTTTCGGTATCAGCAACAACCATCTTAGCCAATTCAGCCAGTA